GGTTAAGCGACCTAGAGCAATTTCCCCCATTTCGTTTTTTTACCAATCTTGACGCATGAACCATCAAACCATCGCCCTCGCCGACCTCTCGCTTGACCCGTCGAACGTGCGCAAACACTCGCGCCGGAACCTCGACGCAATCAAAGCGAGCCTGCGCAAATTCGGCCAGCAAAAACCGATTGTCGTGGACGCGAAAGGGATCGTCCTCGCCGGCAACGGAACGCTCACCGCCGCGAAGGAACTCGGCTGGACCGAAATCCAGATCGTGCGGACCGAGCTTGCGGGCGTCGAGGCCACGGCGTTTGCAATCGCGGACAACCGGACGGCCGAGCTGGCGGAGTGGGAGGAGGACAAGCTTAACGCGGTGCTCAAGTCTTTGCAGGACGAGGGCGTTGACTTGGTCGATGTCGGTTTTGAACCAATTACTGAAGAGACCACGGCGGCACCAGAATCTTCCGCTGAAGAAATCGACACCGACGCGATGGAAATGGAGTGCCGTTGCCCGAAGTGCGGATTTGAATTTGATCCAAAAGGAAGCTCGTGAAGCCGGATTGCGCATGGATGCTTGCAGACTTAAAAGACGTTCCGCAGAACGGCATCAAAGTCATGTCCACTTTTGCCTGCGGCGGCGGATCTTCGATGGGCTACAAGCGGGCGGGATGCGAGATCATTGCGGCCAATGACATCGATCCTGAGATGGCTTGGCACTACAAGCGAAACCTCAACCCGCCGAACTACTTTCTTTGCCCGATCCGTGATTTGCTCACGAAGCATTTGCCGCCAGAGCTTTTCGCCTTGGACATCCTCGACGGATCGCCGCCGTGCTCGACGTTTAGCATGGCGGGAAGCCGTGAAGAAGGCTGGGGCAAAGATAAGCACTTCCGCGAAGGTCAGGCCAAGCAGGTGCTTTCGGATTTATTCTTCGATTACCTCGACCTCGTGGAGCGATTGAAACCGCGCGTGGCGGTTGCCGAGAACGTCAAGGGCATGATTCTCGGCAACGCCAAGGGCTACACGAAGATGGTGATGGCGAAGCTCAGGGAGATCGGCTATCGACCGCAGCTTTTCCTTTTGAACGCGGCAGACTGCGGAGTCCCCCAGCGACGGGAGCGGATTTTCTTTTGTGCCATCCGTGACGACATCAAGGCTCTACCGCTGAAGCTCGCGCCGAAGCATAGATGGATTTCGGCGGGCGAGGCAACGGAAGACTTGCAGGAACTTAACGATGGAGAGATGCGGGACACTGCGCCAGATCAGTCGGCGCGGAGATACTGGGCAGACACGCCGCAGGGAGAAACATTCGAGCTGGCTTATTTCAAGAAAACCGGAAAGAAAGCGTTTTACAATCACGCCAGAATTTCGGAAAAGCAGCCAGCCCCAACCCTGTCCAGCCAGTCGCATTGCTACACTCACTTCGGACAATGCCGGAAGCTCACGTTCCGCGAGTGGAAACGTCTCGGCAGCTTTCCTGACGACTACGAAGCCAAGACCGACAAAATCGGCAAATACATGATCGGCATGAGCGTGCCGCCGAAGATGACCGAAGTCGTCGCCCGCGCCGTAATCGACCAGTGGCTTCAACCGAAATGACCGACCCCGAGCAGTCACCGAGCGAAATCCTCGCCCGCCGCAACGTCCAAAACATCGCGGTCAAGCTCAAGGCCGGCAAGACGCTGACGACCTCGGAGCGCAAGGCGCTAAACGAGTTTCAGACCGGCCAGCTCGACGGCTGGGTAAAGGATACGACCACGCTGGCGAAGGAACTCGGCTTGTCCCGCCAAGCGATCTACGACGCGCGCAACCGATTCCCCGACGCACCGAAGAAGCACGAGGACGGACGCCGCGAGAACCTCGCAGCGTGGCAGCAGTTCTGCGCGGAGAACGTGATCGGGAAGGACGTGGCGACAAAGAACCTCGCCGAGCTCAAAGCCGAACTCATGCGCGAGCAAATCCGCCTCGCCCGCTCAAAGAACGAGCGCGAAGCCGGTGACGTGATCGACCGCGAAGTCGTCGAGGCGATGCTCGTCACTCTGGGCCAGAAGCTCAACCTGCTCCTGCGCCTCAAGCTCGAAGTCGAGCTAGGGCCGCGCGGCGTCGGCATGAACGCGGCGGAGTTGAACGTCGAGGGCGGCGTGATTCTCGGCGAGATTCGCGAGGTGATTAACGCGAACATTGCGACGTTTGAGGGCGAGGCGTTGGATCGGTCGAGGGACGGGGAAAAGATTGTTTGACGCTTATGCCGCGCGTTCAGGTCATCTGCTTTTTCTACAACGAGGAAACGCTCGCGCGCCTGTTCCTTCAGCATTACGCGTGGGCCAACGAGATTCTCGCCGTCGTGTCAAAGTCATCGGACCGGACGCGCGAGTTTCTCGAAGCCGCGCGCAACGTCCGCGTGCTCGAATTTGAGTTTCCTGCGGGGATGGATGACCGAATCAAAACCGACACGGTCAACGCACTTCTCACTGAGCCGTCGCCGTTCGACTGGAAGATCGTCGTGGACGCTGACGAGTTCATCTGGGCGTGGAATTGCGTGCCGCCGGACGATTACCTCGCGAGCGTTCCGAGCCACGTTACCGTCGTCGAAGCGCGGATGCGAAACGTATTCCGACATCACTCCGAGGCCGACCTTGATCTCGACCGCCCGCCGGTGCCGCAGCGCACGCACGGGGATGCCGACAACCGATCGGAGGGAAATCGACCTTACCAGAAGCCAATCGTCATTCGAGCAAATCGCAAGATCAAGCTCGGGCTCGGGAATCACACGCAGAATGGCGGGACGTTTGATCATTCGTTTTGGTTTGCTGGAGCCCATTGGCAGAACGCTGACCCGTCATTCGCGATCACAAGACGCACGCGCGACCGGCGCGACCGGCAAAGCGTGAGCAATTTAAGCAGAGGCTTGGGCGTGCAGAATCACAGAATCACCGAGGACGACATCCAGCGGCTTTGCGACGCTCGCAAAAACTGTCCGCAGATTATCAGGATATGATCGCCTCCGAACTCCTCTGCGCCACCCTGCGCCTGCCGCAGCCCGACCGCTCGCCGATCTACGAGTGGGCGCGCAAACACATCATCCTGCCCGAATCCTACGCGACCAGCGGCCCCTTCAACGTTAAAATCTCGCCGTGGCTCATCCCGATCTTCGACGCGCTCCAAAATCCATTGGTGCGCCGTGTGCACTTTCGCAAAGCCGTGCAAATCGGTGGCACGCTCGTCGCCGACATCTGGGTCCCGTGGCTGATCTGCAACGACGCGGGGCCGATCTCGTGGACGATGCAGACCGACGAGATGATCGATAGGCACGCGAAGAGTCGGCTGAACCCCGTCTTCGAATCGTGCAAGCCGGTGGCGGCGATGCTCCCGCGCGTCGGGCCGAACCGGACGACGACGGAAATCTACTTCGGCGGATTCTTCTTTTTGCTGAACCCTGCGAACCTTTCCAGCCAGCAGAGCCAGTCGATCCGTTACAAAATCAACGACGAAATCTGGCTCCCGAAGTGGCAGGAGGTCTACGGCCACGCCGTCGCCCGCGTCTCTCGGTTCGAGGAGGTCGGGCGCTCGAAGATTTACAACACGTCGCAGGCTCCGATCATGGACCTAGAAACCGGCAACGTGGAGGACACGAGCTACCGGCAGGGCAATCAGCAGGAGTGGAGCACCGAATGTCCGTCGTGCCGCAAGGTTCACCCGCTCGCCTTCGCGCTCGACAAGAACGAGGACACCGGACTGCGGGGCGGCGTGGTCTGGGATGCGGCAGCAAAGCGCGACGACGAGACGTGGGACGTGCCGCGGGCGGTCGCATCGTGTCGCTTTCGGTGTCCTCACTGCGGGCACGAGTCACCAGACACCGACACGACGCGCAACGGATGGAAGCGTGCCGGTCGCTTCGTGGCGATGAACCCGACCGCGCCGTCGGAGATTCAGAGCTTCCGAGTCGAGGCGCTTGTGAGCCGACCGATGCGCTTGCTCGTCGAAGAGTTCTGCGAGGCCGACAATCATCACGTGCGGCAGGGCGACGATAAGATGAAGATCGAGTTTCGGACCAAGCGCGAGGCGAGGCCGTGGATTGTCGAGAAGAAGGTCGTCAACCTCTTCGTTCAGGCGTCCGACTACACCGTCGCGCAGTTCAGCAACGGCGAGGGCATCGACGGCGAGGTCATCCGGTTCATGGCCATCGACCGACAGCAGGATCACTGGTGGGTGGAAATCGGGGCGTTCAGCTCGGCGACGGGGCCGACTTACAAGCAGCTTTATTTCGGGCGCATCGAGACGCGCGACCAGCTCCGACAGATGCAATACAGATACAAAGTGCAAGACGCGTGCGTCGCGCAGGACCGCGGTTACCGACCCGCGGACGTTGACCGCGATTGCGCGGACTTCGGTTGGCGCGGGATGCGCGGGCACGCGCGGAAGACGTGGACGATGAAGGACGACGCGAGCGACAAGCTCATCAACTTCCCATTCAGCGAGCCGCGCGTGAGCGACTACCGAGGCGGGGATGTGTATTATTACGATTGGTCAGGCGATTACTTCAAAGACCTGCTCGCAAACGCGCTAGAGGCCAAGGGCGATCTCAAGTGGCTCCTACCAGCAGACGTCAATCCGCTGTATCTCGAACACCTCAAGGGCGAGTCGAAGGTTGAAATCCGCACCGGCGTCTGGGAGTGGCGCGAGGTCAAAAGCAACGCGCCGAATCACGGGCTCGACACCTCGGCGATGATGCTTTGCATGGCTACGATCGCCAACGTCGTGCGCTACACGCCGGCAAAGGAGTGATCCTAGTTTGACGTTTCGAGCCTTGGTATGCTCGACAACCCATTTCTCGGACTGGACAGCGCGACCCTGACCGCGCTCAAGACCAAGACAATTGACGCGATCCAAGCGGTGCTTCTCAACCAGAGCTATTCTTTGAACGGGAAGAGCGTGAGCCGCGCGGACTTGAACGCGCTGAACAATATGCTCGGCAATCTGCAAGACGCATTGACGGACGCGGCTGGCACGTCCACGGATACGACCTTCGTGAGCTTCACCGGCAACTGAACAACATGGAAAACGACATTTTCGACGCGTCAAAATTGATCGCCCAAAAGCCGTGGCTCGACCGCGCGCTCGAAAACATCGCACCGACATGGGCGCTGAAACGGCTAGAGGCTCGCGTCGCGAAGTCACTTTTCGAATACAACGCGGCGCGGACCAATCGCTTGTATGCTCCGAAGCAATATGCGCAGCCAGCGGAGAGTTCGCAGAATCAGCGGGACCGCGTGGTGATGATGTTTGAAGCACAGGACTTGACGCAGAATTTCCCAGAGGCTCGAGAAATTTCACGGAAGTTCGGGACGTATCTCACGCCCAACGAGTATTCGCCGACGACCGGAGATCGCGATTACAACCAGACCATCAGCGAGTATTTTCACGCGTGGTGCAAGACGTGCGACGTGACGAACCGGCACAGCTTCAAGAAGCTCGTGCAGCTCGCCGCAGAAGAGCGTCCAGTCGATGGCGATTGCGGCTTCGTCATCCGTCGCAGCGGCGAGGGGCTCAAGATTCAACTCGTGCCCGCGACGCGCATCGGAAATCCGAATGACACGGCGGTCGCGTCGAATAACTACTTCCAAGGCATAATCACGAATGACTTTGGCCAGCCGGTAGCGTATCGGATTTATCGAGTCACGCGTGACGGCGTTTATTTCGGCGCGGAAGACATTCCCGCGAATCAGTTTTGCCACTACCTCGACCCATTTCGGGTGGACCAGTATCGCGGAATCACAGATTTCCACGCCGCGATTCAGACGGCGCGGATGCTTCACGACATCCTGCAAGCCGAGAAGGCGGGCGTGCGCTTTTCATCGCAGCAGGCCGCGCT